CGCCATCATCGATTCAAGATTGCCGGTCATCTCGGCGAATTTCTCGGTGATGGTCATATTGTTATTTAGTATAGTCGCGGTCAATTTGGCGTTGTCTTTGGTGGCAAGCTCTAAATCTAAAGCTGCGGCTTTAGCAGCATCAGCCTCTTTTTTCTTGGCATCTGCTGCGGCCTTAGCTGCTACTACCACATCATTATTGACGGCAGCCTCGACCTTGGCAGCCTCGATTTTTGCCTCCTCAACAACTGTGGCTTGGCCCCATGCGGCTTGAGCTGCTGCGAGGATTGCGGCATTTTCTCGAGCCAGTCTTGCTACCTCAGCAGGATCTGGCCCAAGGTCGAGATCACTGGGTAAGCCCCGAACTCCTGAAATAGCATTCAGTCCTGCTCTGAATGGAGCTGCTGCTACCGATGCTGCCACGTTGCCTGGGGTAAGATCTTTATAATCCTGCATCAATTTGCGTATGCCAGCGACTACCTCGTCAAACATCGTCTTAATGTTGACTATCGCATCGATCAATTTGTTAGCTACATCTTTGGCAATTTGTTTGCTAGACTCAAATATGGCCTTCAATCCTTCGCCCTTGGTGCCCGGATCGATCACGGGCAAGAACGCCGCGGCAATCTCTTGCACGACCTCCTTGACGCCTTCAAACGCACCCTTGAGCGCAGAAAATGCCTTCTCTGGCTGTAATATGGCAAGCATCTGCTTGCCTATTTCTGTGAGCAGATCATTGAAGCCAGACGACAATTGTCGCAATTGTCCGTCAAAGGATGCACCAAATGCTTCAGCGGCTGCCTTAGCCTCTGGTGAATTGCTTGCCCTGAATACTGCACGCACTGCCGTAGCACTACTCACCGAGCCTTGCTGAACGGCAGCCATTGCCTCTTCTACCGAGTGGGCATTGCCCGTGACTGCCTCGAGCTCCTGAGCAAGTGCTTCAAATACTTTGAGCCCGCCTCTTTGCAATGTTTTGAGCGGCCCATCAGTGGCGATGGCTGCGCCACGGATCTCAGTGATTGCGGCAGCAACTGACTGAGCACCAGCCGCTCCACCACCGAGCAGCTCGATGGCGTTGCCAGCATTGGCCAAGATAGTTGATGCGCCTGCCGTGCTGATGCCAGCAGCGGTAAATTGTTCAAATGCCTTGGCTAAATCCTCGAGCGGTACGCCACTGCTGCTGCTTAGGTCGCGTAAATCCTTGATTACTTTATTGCCTGCCTCGATTGATTTGGCAGCATATTGGGCTCGTATCGTCATCGTCTCGAGAGCGCTACCCATTTTCAGGATGGATACAGCGCCTTGGATAGGCAGGCCAACGAAGAATTGGAACACGCCGCGTGCCATGTCAAGCAGGCCTTTGACATCGTTCAAAGATTTAAGGCCTAATGACTCTGCTAGATTTAGTTTTTTCTCGCCTAGTTTGTCTTTTTCTTTCTTGAGCGCCTCGAGCTCTTCTTTAGTTTTCTTTGCTTTATCGCCCACGTTTTTCAAGTCTTTGCTGGCATCGGCAGCGCCCTTAGTCAGCTCAGCGCCCTGCCATGCCATTTGAACTGAGAGTTTGGCGATACTAGCCATAATATGCCTGCTCCCTAGTCATGATCTTGGCCCCGGTCTCGACCAGTGCCGTGAGTGTTGTTCGTTCTGACTCCATCTCCGCGCAGAGATCGCGAGGCAGAAAGTCTGTGACCTTAGCACCCTTGGACCATGCCGCCATCGGTGCCCAAGCGGATAGCGCATGCTGTAGGTCGCTGCGGTAGTAGCCCCATGGATCGAGCCTTATGAGTGCGACCCACTCAGCCAGCTCTGTGCTACTCATCCGCTCTTCGATCTCGCCGACCGTCATACCGAGATGACCAGCGAGCCGAAATAGCACCCGCCTAAGCGGGCGCTTGGCTAGTTTTTTTCCACGTCCTCAGGACGCAGGCCTACCAGTTTGCAACTGGCGTCCCAGAGCCTATCGATCGTCTGCGCAGGCATACTGCTGACGATGTCGATGTCTTTGTCTGTAAATAGGCGCGCACCCTGCTCGTCGCAGATGGTGAGCACCAGCAGACGGGCGCGAATGTTGGCGTATCGTGCCGCGCCCTCATTTTCAATTTGCCACGCGTCCCATTGGTCACGCAGGCATACATCTCCGCCCCACTCGGGCACGGAGATGGTAATGATGCGGGGCTTTGCGCCTGCGATGATAGCTGCTTTGTCAAGTGTCATGATACGTTACTCTTGTCGCTCAATTGGAGAGTTACTGTATACCTCAGCGCCTCGTCTGTAGCGCCAATATCAGGATACCCGATCTCGCTGATGTAACCATCGTACACTGCGATTGTATCGATATTTGCGCCACCGAGATCGACGGTCACGCGAGTGTGTACCTTGGCCAGCCGACGAGCATCGAGCAGGCTCAGCAGGTTAGTGGCAGTCGCGGTATCGTCGAGGAACAGCGTAAATTGCACTGTGCCTGGGTCATTTCTAACTGGCACCCGCTGCATTTTTGTATCGCTGAGCGCGGTCACATCAGCAAACGTGGTAGATCGTGCATTAGCCGCGATACTGATCAGCCCGTTAAGAGCTGCCGTGGTGCCTGCGGTGCTGCTGCTCAGCGTCGCATAAGCTGCGGTCGTTCCCGGTCCTAGTACATTTGGCATGTCGAGACTCCTTTACTGGTATGTGCCGACTACATCTATCGTAGTCAGTCGTGCTAGCTCGTCGGTCCCATCTCCCCCAAGCTCGGATTGATCCTGCGCTTCCTCGATGCGCCAGTGATGGACTGTAGTGCCGTCTACTGTCTGGCGTCCCGGTGTAGCCTCGATCTGTGCCGCGATCCACACTAGGACGCCTTGCGCACCCGATCGAGTCTCAGCAACTGCCGTCAGCGTAACACGCTCTGTGATGACTGCTGGTGTGCCCCTCAAGAGCATCTGTCGCTGAGTGCTAATGCCCTGATAGACGACGTAGGGCAGAGACGAGCCAACTGGCGCATTCTCCGGTGATATGCCACCGGGAATAGTCGTGCCGTAGTCGGTGCGACCGACGAGGTAGGTGCGCAGGAGTTTGCCTAGGGCACTCATACATCACCTGCGTCTGGTGTGATTTTGCCCTTGGCAATCAGATTGTCTAGAGACATTTGCAGATATTCGACTGTTATCGATGATACCGTGGATAGGCCAGAATCTAGGGCAGGGCGCAAGAAAGGTTTAGCACTAACCCTTATTCGCTTATTGCTGGCCCAAATTTTGGCGTTAAATCCTTTTTCGACTAAGTGCGCGTATTTTGTTGGTTTCGCCTCAATCATGACATTACGCTGAGCTACTTTTGATTTTGACGGCTTGAAATATGCGATAAAAACTTTGGCCACAGTGCCTTTTTTGGGGCCAACTATCGCAGTGACTATGCCTTTTTTTGTCGTGACAACCTTTACGGCGATGCTTTTTTTCAGGGCTAAACTTGCGCCATACATACGCACAAGTTGATCACCTACGCGTATCACCGCCTTGCGACTGGGTGCTTTGGCCCTAGCGATTTTTGCGACCTGTCCACCAATTTTGCGAGCAGCTCGACGGAACGCGGTACGTATGACGATCGGGAATTTGGCGAGCCGATCCATCAGGTCATTCAATCCTACAATTTGAAACTGTTCTTCCATTGAAAATGCCATCACGCACCTCCAGTCGTGGTGGTGGTGGTCGTCGTAGGTGCTGCCGTTGTTGTCGTGCTGGTCGTGGTCGTCGTGGTCGCTGGTGCATCTGACTCGACCTGCACAGCCGTGATGCGTAGATGCTCATTGAGACCATCAATGGTGCTGATCCCAACGATGTTCAGCGTGATGTCTCCGTAGATCATGCGATGGATCGGCAGCACATCGGTGCGGTATCTCATCGTGACCGTGTAGGTCGTGACTGATGACTGCATAAGAGCGCTCTGCGGCTCGCTACCAGGAGTCGAGACAACGCTGGCCCAGACGGTCGCATAGGTCGCCCAAGTGCGGATCGCCTGCCCGTATGAGTCAATACTGTCGGTCGGCGCCTGAAGAGCCACACGACGGCGCAGATCGCCTACTACGGTGACGTAGGGCATCAGCTATACCCTCCATCGGAGTAGAGCCTGAGCACGCTATCGACTGCCAGCGGGACTTCAGATCCGAACGACCCAACTGCTTCGCGGTGCTCGTACCAATGCGCAACGAGCATCATAATTGCGAGGCGCAGGAGCTGCGGTATGCCCGTGCTGGCTGAGCCGTAGCCTGCGATCCAATCGATCTCGATTGCTCCACGCTGGAGCGGGTAGGTGACCGGCCAAATGCCGCTTGGTGGCAGTACAAGCAGTGGCGGGTTGTTGTCGAGCAAAACTTCAAAATCACCAGCGGCATACGTCATCGTTTGCTGATTACCATCACCGTCGTAGTATCGGATCCGCGGTGTGATGTATGCGATGCCGGTCACGAGATTAGCCTCAGCCTCGATCGCTGGCGACCTTGGCAGCTCGATGTCGTAGGGCCAGTTGTCCATTGTCAGGCGGTATGCGGTATAGATCAAGGTGCGACTCGTGTAGCGCTCTACCATGTCACGCGCCGCGCTGATCATCGCAGTGATGAGCGCATCATCGTCGCTCAGGTCCACGCGCAGGTGGAGCTTCGCCTCAGCCAGTGTTACTGGCTCGGACGTGCCACGCGCGAGGATCTTGATGTTCATCGTTTCTCCACGTTTTTACGGCGCTTATTGTCTGCGATGTCTAAAG